CCCGATATCCAATATTGCGCAGGACATTACCGATCAAGAGGCGCGGCTCCTCAGCATCGGTTTAACGAACTCAACGTGCACTCTCAATGCAACCACCATTGCAACCTTCGGTTATCCGGAAACATCGTGAATTACCGCCCTGCGTTGATTAAAAAAATTGGGCTGGCTGCTGTAGAGGCGCTTGAAAATGATAACGCGGCTCGTTACTACGCTATCGAGGACATCCGCGAGTTAATCACCCACTACAAGGCAAAAGTGAAGGAGCTTAAATTATGCTTATAGAAATAACGAAATTTGATTTTGCTGAGGCGATGGCTAATGGATGGAATAAGAATTTGCCGCTATCAATTGTTCTATTGAGGGCCGCAAAAATTTCAAGTGAAGAAATTGTCGGCAATGATAGGTGGGATGCTATCAGGCGAGCCATTATAAATTTATATCCACAAGCATTTGCCGAACATACGAGTCTTAGACAGTCTGCCCGCACTTTTATTGCGTCTCATTTCCCAGAGGCGAATGCTTTGCTTTGGGATGGCAAACCAAATGCGGCCAGGAATCGAATCGCTAAAGATTCTGGATCAAAAGTTGGAACCGGTTTGTTATCGAGGGCAGACCGCGCCGAAATAAAAAAAGACCAAGTTACAGATAAATCATTGATCGTGATTAAAGCTAGATCCTTATCTCAAGCACATGACTGGAAAACGGTAAAATGAAGCCTAAGCCGCCTACCTGCGCGCTGGGGAAGTTTGTACCCAGCCAAATGGATGTAGAGAGTGTAAAGCGCGAAGGATTCAACAATCACGGCATCCTCGTGGTGGCCGTGGATGATCAAAGATTAAGCTGGATTGAGCGGCAGATTATCCAAAAAATAGGGGATCGCATTTATGCGCAGAGATGAGTTTGAAGAAAATCAGCGACTCCGCCAGCTTGTCCCCGTCGACGTAGATCGGAATCTATCCAACTGGGGAGCTTGGCGACGTACCGGTCAATATGTCCGTGGCTATCCTACTCATTCCACAATACTGGAAAATCTTGGCGGTTGTGCCAGTGCTGATGCATCTGATCACGTGTATGAGGCGCAGAATAATTGGCGTGCCAAGGTTGCCGACGCGGTGATTGATGCGCTAGAGATGCAGCACAGGGTAGCTATCTCACATGTCTATGAGGCGGCGGTGTGGGAGTTCAAGCGTAGGACTATCGAGGAAGTTCTGGCCGATGCTGTAGAGATATTTTGGAAGAAAGCACAAGTTAAGGGGCTGACGTGATTTAACGAATTGTCGTGAAAAATTGCCGCTTTTCTTCTTTACACCTAGTATATTTTTTGATACAATGAAAATTGTGGGGCATCGCTCGCCCTAAAGAAACGCACAAGCAACCCTAGATGTGGCTTTTTTTACGTCTGCAGATTGCGCTACCTCTCAGACCTGCCTTATGCGCAGGCCACCAACCCCCTAGCAGTCGGCAGACTTGAAAGAACCCGCCACGAATCCGCCAAGCGTTGCGAGTTATCGGGTGATTGCGCACGCAAGTCGTAAAGCATTGCGATACAGATTGTAACAAAACTCCTCCTCTGTTGCTCAGGCAACAGTTAGCCCGCTCGCTATCTGTTGAGCGGGCCTCTTTATTTTATAAGGTGCCATGAAGCCAACTCCGAAAATCGAAATGCTCGCGGTGGAGCATTTAATACCCTACGCAAACAACAGCCGCACCCACGGTGATGCTCAAATTGCCCAAATAGCGGCCAGCATCAAGGAGTTCGGCTTTACCAACCCCGTGCTAATTGATGGCGAAGGCGGGATCATTGCGGGGCATGGGCGGGTGCTGGCGGCGCGGAAGCTATCAATGGCCGAGGTGCCGTGTATCCGGCTGGGCTACCTGACTGATACGCAGCGCAGGGCGTACATCATTGCCGACAACAAGCTGGCTTTAAATGCGGGCTGGGATGATGAATTGCTGCAGTCAGAGCTTGGCGATTTGCACGAAGCAGACTTTGATATGGACTTGCTGGGCTTTGACGCTGCAAGCCTGTCGCTGGCTATGGGATTCGAGGATGAGCTAGCCGCCCCAGAATCGAGCTCAAAAGAGATTGACCCGGACGATTACAAGATGGGCTGCAAGTGCCCGAAATGCGGATTCGAGTTCGATGACAAGTAACCCGCACGCATGGAACCTGACCGACTTGGCCGCAGTGCCAGGCAACGGCATCAAGGTTATGAGCACGTTCGCCTGCGGCGGCGGTTCAAGCATGGGCTACAAGCGCGCCGGGTGCGAAGTCATTGCAGCAAACGACATCGACCCCGAGATGGCATGGCATTACAAGCTGAACATCAAGCCGAAGCATTACTTCCTGTGCCCTATTGGTGACCTGCTAACAGCCGACTTGCCGGACGAATTGTTCAACTTGGATATTCTCGATGGCTCACCTCCGTGCTCAACATTCAGCATGGCAGGAAGCCGTGAGAAGTCATGGGGAAAGGATAAGCACTTCAGAGAGGGTCAGGCCAAGCAGGTATTGAGCGACTTGTTTTTCGATTACCTTGACCTTGTTGCAAGACTCAAACCAAAGGTCGCCATTGCCGAAAATGTCAAGGGCATGATTATCGGTAATGCCAAGGGCTATACCAAGCTGATCATGCAGAGGTTCAGAGAGATAGGTTACAAGCCTCAACTATTCCTTGTTAATGCCGCAGACTGTGGCGTACCGCAAAAGCGGGAGCGCGTGTTCTTTTGCGCCCTACGCAATGACATAGACAGGCCGCCATTGCAGTTGTCACCGCAGCATCGATGGATAAGCGCTGGCGAGGCGACGCAGGATTTGCAAGATTTGACAGCAAGAGAAATCGAGGATACGGAAAATACTTCACTGCAAATAAAATATTGGGAGCTAACAAAGCCTGGTTCTAATTTTTCGGATGCAGTTGAATCTTTAACGGGCAAATCATCATGGTTCAACAACGTACGAATGCACAAAGATAAACCATCTTTTACATTAAGCTCTCAGCCACACAAATATCATCACTGGGATAAGCCACGATTTTTTAGTTACCGAGAATGGAAGCGACTGGGATCATTTCCCGACGACTACCACGCCAAGACCGACAAGATCGGCAAATACATGATCGGCATGAGCGTGCCACCCAAGATGGCTGAGCAAGTCGCAAGGGCAGTTTGCCAACAATGGCTAGGGGTTGAATATGGCGCTAACCCCTAAACAGGAAGCATTCGCGCAGGCCATCGTGACCGGAATCAGCCAGTCAGACGCGTACCGATTGGCCTACAAGGTCGGGCCAAAGACAAAGCCAGAATCTGTCAATCAGAACGCATCACGCATCATGGCTAACGTCAATGTTATGTCAAGGGTTGCAGAGCTTCGTGAGCAAGTCGCAAAGAAGGCCCAGATCACGCTGGAAAGCCATCTGGACGACTTGATGAGGCTTCGCAATATGGCGGCCAAGGAAAAGCAATACAGCGCTGCAATCGCCGCAGAGATAGCCCGAGGAAAGGCAAGCGGCGTGCATGTTGAGAAGACGCAGGCAGATGTCGCCGTGACATTCCCGAGAGTAATCAATGTCATTTCAGGACGCGCTTGACGTAGAGTTCCCCCCCAAACTGGCGGTGGCGCTATTCACGCCCAGCCGGTACAAGTTCATTCGGGGAGGGCGAGGAAGCGGCAAGAGTTGGTCAGTAGCCCGTGCGCTGCTGCTCAAGGCATTCAGCAAGCCCGAACGGGTTCTGTGTACGCGCGAGATTCAGAAGTCGATCAAGCAGTCTGTCCATCAACTACTCAAGGATCAGATCGAATCATTGGGGTTAAATGGCTTTTTTCAGGTGCTGGAGAACGAGATTCGCGGCCTGAATGGGTCGGCGTTCTACTTCACCGGCCTGTCAGACCAAACCGTAGAATCAATCAAGAGCTTCGAAGGCTGCACGCTGGTGTGGTGTGAGGAAGCTCACACGATCACTCAGCGCTCGTGGCGCATCCTGACGCCTACTATCCGCGCCGATGGGTCAGAGATATGGGCGACATACAACCCCGAGTTGGAAACCGACGAAACTCACCGGATGGCTGTTACTGATCCGCAACCCGACACGATCAGCGTTGAGCTGAATTACATGGACAACCCATGGTTCCCTGATGTTCTTGAAAAAGAACGGTTGCACGCAATGGCCACGATGAAGGATGAGGACTACGCGCACATCTGGGAGGGTAGGTGCAAGCCCGCAGTTGAGGGCGCTATCTATTTCGACGCAATGAGCGCAACCCAAGCGGCGGGGAGGATTCGTGAGGTACCGCATGACGGCGCGCTCAAGACGCATGTGGTGTTCGACTTGGGTATGGCAGACAGCATGACACTGATACTGGTGCAGCGCGTAGCCAGCGAGATTCGCATCATCCACTACATAGAGGGCAATCAGCGCATTTTGGCTGACTACTCGCATGAGCTGCGGGCGCTGCGCCTGGACGACCAACCCATGAACTGGGGCTCGATATGGCTACCGCACGACGGCTTCCACAAGCGCCACCAGACTGGCAAAGATGACGCTACGGTGCTAGAGGGCCTTGGCTGGGCGGTGGAGCGTGTGCCAAGCACGGAGGTAAACACGGGTATCGACCGGCTGCGTGAGATTTTCCCGCGCATTTACTTCAACAAGACCCGCACTGAACGACTGGTGGAGTGCCTTAAACGCTACCGCTGGAACATCAACAGCAAGACCGGGCAGGCCACGCAACCGCTACACGACGAGTTTTCTCACGGGGCCGATTGCGCACGCTATCTGGCGTTGGTGGCAGATAACCTGACAAACGACAGCAACATCGCCAAACCCCTAATTTACAGAAAGAGATATATCGCATGAGCAAAATGGATGACGAAGAGCTGCTCGAACTGGTTGAAATGGAAGTTCGCGAGCTTCTGTCGAAGTACGACTTCCCGGGCGACGACGTGCCGATCATCAAGGGATCGGCGCTGAAGGCGCTGGAAGGCGATCAATCGGACATCGGTGAGCCGTCGATTTTCCGTCTGGCCGATGCGCAGGACAGCTACATCCCGACGCCCGAGCGCGCTTTGGATAAGCCCTTCCTGCTGCCGATCGAAGACGTGTTCTCGATCTCGGGTCGCGGTACGGTGGTCACGGGTCGTGTCGAGCGCGGCATCGTCAAGGTTGGCGAAGAAATCGAAATCGTCGGTATCAAGCCGACGGTGAAGACGATCTGTACCGGCGTTGAAATGTTCCGCAAGCTGCTCGACCAAGGTCAGGCGGGCGACAACGTGGGCG